TACTTTACTTACTTCTACTGCAAAGTCTTGCAGTATCTTATCCTTATTTTCACCACCATATATCTGAATATCTTTGGCTAATGATTGGATTGCTGCTCTTTGATTGGAATAATCTCCTTGCGCTGTTATTTGTGGTAAGACTTCAATCCTATGTTTTAATTGGTTGTATTCATCGGGAGAGATATTGCCTTTATCTACATCATTCAATATTTGATGCTCAAAACCACTTCTCCATTTAAGGTTAGATAAATCCCTTTGGTATAATTGTGGATTCTCTTGCCTTTCAGCCATTAATCTTTTACCATGATTAGCAATAATATCAGGATGAAGGTCTTTTGTTTCTTCATAGATACCACCTAAATCAATATCTTTAAAATCTTCTTTTAATTTCGCTGCTGATTTTTGTGCTTTTTCATCATCTACTTCTGTACCTCCTGTTCCCATAGCAAAAGAACTTCCTGCACCTATTGATATATCTTTTTTTCTGTTGGATAGTTCATTATATTTTTGAGAAAGACTAATAGGATTAGCTTCTACCATTTCTCCATTAGGAGTAGTGTACATTTTAATCTGTGGTAGGTTTTCGCCACCCACGCCATTTGATTGTGAAAGGGAATTGCCAGCCTGTAAAGAACTTTCTCCAAAATCCACCGTACCAACTTTTTTTTTAACAGGTTCAACACTTACTTCAGGAGTAAGGTCAACTTGGTCTTTATAAACAGGGAACTTTGCAAGTATCTTATTTGTCAATTCGGTATCATCCACATCCTTATAGTCAGGATATTTAGCCTTTATTTTTGCAGCAAATTCTTTTACCTTTAGCTTTTTAGGCTTTGGAATTGGGTCTTGCTGTTCATCAACTTGTGTATCGTATAATTGTTTGTAACATTTATTCTATCGGGGCTTAATCCATCCCTTGTAAATATCTTAGCCATTACTGCATCTACTGGTAATGAATTTTCTGTTACTGTTTTACCTCCCTTAGTATAATTATTTTTATTCGGACTTGCTGCTGCATCCTCTCCAAGTTTATCAATATAAGTTTCAACCCACAAATCATTAGCTGCTTCTCCTGCTTGTTTTGCTGCTTCTCTCAAAGGAATTAATTTCTCTCTATTAGCTTGCCTTATATCTTCCATTGTTTTCTGATTGGCAAACTGCTTATCCATAATACCAACTCTACTATATATTGGTGAGCCTTCTTTTAATGTTGGTTTAGCTACTAATTGATGTGTCATAGCTAAATACTTTGCTGCTCTTTGTGGTTCTGTTAATCCTTCATCGGGTGGCAAATCCACCTTATCCATCCCTAATCTTTTTCTTAAAACAGGGTCAGCCATCATTTGTTCATATTGCAATTTAGTTGAATTATACAATTCAGGAGTAATATTACTTGCCACGCTTCTTACTAAATCATCTTCTCCTTGACTACCTACAACTTGACCAAGTATATTATCATAGTATTCTTTTGCGTTAGCCATCCTGCTTACATGAGTAACATCTTTTCTTAACTCTTTGGGATTATCAACTACTTCATCTTCCATCTTAATCTCTTTCCCTGCTGCTATACCAAGTATCTTTGTAAGATTAGTTAAGTTCCCTTTGTATGGTAATTCTGCAAATGGGTCAACATCTCCTAATTTACTAACGGGAGTGTTCATTATACCAATCAATTTACCATGAGCATCCCTGACATATTTATTTGGGTCTTTCATTACAGAAGTGCCAAATTGTTTTTCCTGCTCTTTTTGTGCTTTACTACTTGCTATAACTTGATTAACGGCTGCTTTCTTTCTTAATAATTCTATCTGGTCTTCCGGTGTAACTTTATTTCCTTTCTTTTGTAATCCAATATGAGCAAGTTTAAAATCACCATAGGCTTTTGTTAAATCAGGAATGTCCACGTCACGCATCCCACTCATGTTACGAGAGAACTCATTATCCAATGCCTGATTGTCCAACTTTTCTTGTTGCTCCTTCTGTTGCTGACGGGCATATAACATCCTTGTAATGTTATCAACGGGGGCTGTATTTATTTTAAATATTTCCCCGTATGGAGTTTGTCCTCTGTAAAGTCCCATTATTGTTTTATTTTAAGCTGACCAACCATGACTTGTGTTTCCTGAATCTGAACGATACCCCCCATAATAATTTACTGTCTTTGGTTTTCTACCAAATAAACCATTTGCCCATGATGAATTATTACCACTATTATTCCCTGCTGCGGCTGCTCCTACTGCTCCCAATGCCCCTATACCTGATGAAATACTATTAGCTACGTTTTGGTTTCCAGACCCAAGTAATCCCATGTTATAATCATAATTCCTATCCCATACTTGCCTTACATTACGGTCATATATTCCTTTCTTCCAATTAGCTACTTGGCTATTTGTATCCATTAATACTTTTTCATTCTTCTCTCTTGCTATTGCGTTTTGTACGTCTAAGTTACCGATTGCTCTATTGGCATTATCATCTACTCCTGCAAGTAATCCTAACCCCATACGCCTATCCGATGCACTTTTTAACGTCTTAGCTTGTTGTCGGTTTATATTCTTCATAGCCATATTATACTGCTCTGAAGGTAAGCCTGTTTTAGAACGCAATGCTGCCAATTCCTGATTTTTTGTTATCTCTGTTGGTAGAGTTTCTATTGGAGCATCTTTATTAAGTTCATCCAATCTGTGTTCAGCTTTCTTTTTTTGGCGAACTCCTGAATAAATACCGTAGCCTGTGCCTAAGACCCCCACGACTGCGCCAATAATAGCCATGCTCATAGTTGTAAATTTATGTGGTTAAATATTTTTGTTCAATTTTACTTCTTGTTTCTTTTAATAACCTTTCATCTTCTTCGCTAAACAATTTATTATCGTGTTTTTCTGTTACCATTTCTACAAATTCTTCTTCCCCTAAATTATCAACATTGGGATGAAAAGTTATCCATGTTGTCGGTTCCCAAATATACAAAACTCTCCTTGTACCTACCTTAGTTATTCCATGATAAGGGGCTTCAAATATTGTTTCTTCTCCATCAATCCAAACACTAACAACTCCTTTTAAAATAACAAACTGATGCTCCATTAAATGAGTTCTTGTAACCCAAAGTGTCCCTGCTTCTGCTTCCCATTTTCTGCCGTAAAGTTGTGGCGTATGAATATGAGTTAATTTCTCCAATGCAGGTTCAAAATTATCAAGCATGAACTTTTCCAAAGTATTTACTCCTTCGTTCTTTTCACTTAGTTTCTCTATGGTGTACGTTTCGTTCATAAATTTCTCGGATTAACCTCAAAGTTAACGTATGGAGAGTACAAAGTAGCAAAATTACTCCCCCTATATGTCAAAGTAATTTCAATCCAGTTCCCTTGTAAATAATCCCCTTCAACTAAAGCCATCCTTGCATCTGCCATACTGTTAGCATCCCGAAGCAAACTTGCGTATCTTATATTTTCCTGTATCTCAAAATCCTGTTCAATCAATGATGATATTTGCCTTAATTGTGTTTGTGGGTCAATCATGGAAGTATTAATATCTCCGTTTGTTGGTGCTACCCAAATTTGATTTGATTGATATGCCAAAGCATTGTAAGTCTTTTTTATCGGGTCTTTAACATTGAACACCAAAGTTACTTTAGGATATGTTTGCACTCCAAAGAAGTTGCCGTAATTGGTTGTATTATTATGTATGTACACCTGACCGTTCTTCCATGCAAAAGTTACGTCTTGGGCGCAAATAATCCAATCAGGGTTATATTCAGGGAACTCACAATATCCGTTCCTTGTTTCATTAAAGTTGAAATTATTATTTGGTATTGTCTTGCCATTAAACTGCCCCTCTTGGCAAAAAACGCAATATTGTTCTTCAAAATAATCATAGAACCCTAATATCTTTGATAAGCTACCATTGGTTCTTACATATCCATCATTATAGTTTGTGATTATATCTCTTATTAAATACTGACCAAAATACAATTCACTTATTGGTATCAGACCATCTAATGAACGTCTTACTTGATACCCACGAACAGGGTCAGTAAAGAAGTAGCCTAACTTGGTTTTTGCAAACGAGCCTTTCTGTCCTCCTATACCATAATCTCCTGCGAGATAGTTAATGTTGTTTTTAGTAATTATATCGTCTGTGGTTACAAGTACATCTTTGCCGCTATTATCCTGAATTATTTTTGCGTAAATACCAAACCATCCACATCCTCTTTTTTGCAGCACATCCAATATTCTATTTTGAGAACTCATTTTTTGAATATCTCCTTTAGTTCCGTCTATCTCCTGAAAGTTTAATACTGTAAATCTGCTAACCTGATTGATATTTGTGTTTATTATATTAGGCAACCCCCATCTCATTAATATTGGGTTATAAGACCTTCTTGAACTTGGTTCTTCAATAAGTGGTCTGCCATTAGAATTTACTGCGCTTGCAAAGAAGTCAGAATAATTAGCATCCATTACAGGAACAGTAAATACCCTTTCTTTTGTTATTGTTATATCGGTTGGTGTATATGTTTTTGAGTTATGATAATCCCCTACTGAATAAGCAAATATAAATAGCCTTGTATTGGATGCCATTTGGAATGTAGTATCAAAATCAAATACGTGTGGCCCTTGTGTCGCTGCTACCGTTGCTAAGAATGTTTGATTAAGAGAACTGTCCATTAAAAAGAACCAAAATATTTCTCCAAAATCATTAAAGGTAACATTAATGCTTCCTTTTATTCTGAATTGGTATGGCCCTCCTGTTGTTACATTTAGAATAGCCCTATCAGTATTTGTTGCTACATCAAATCCTGCTAAACTTGCATTAATAGAATTTCCGGGTGTTATATTTGGGTCTATGTATGTTTGGCTATCAAAAGCTAATGCCATTGTTGTTCTTCCATCTCCCTGCTCATACAATGGTACGGAGTATTTATATTCTGCCCCTACATTAATTAATCTATCCCTATAATAAACATCTCCTTTAATAAATGTGAATGTTGCAGGTTGGGAAAGATTAGGGGTTTGGTTTTGTGTCCTACCCTGATGGTATCTTGTTGCAGTACCGGGATTACCTATTGTATATCTTTCTCCAAACTCATAGAATTTATTTAGATTGTTGGCTATGGATTGAGCAGGTGTATAAATTTCAATTTCGTAATTAAAAAAATCACTTGTGCCAAAATCAAAAGTCCCACTTGTCGTTGGTAACGCAATCTTTAAATACTGTCCAACCTTTACCGCCCCATTTATTATTGGAGATAATTCTTGACCTATAATTTCAAAATCCTGATTAACATAAATTGTATTTACAGACCCACTTAGAACCTTAATAAACCTTATCCTATCACCGGGAGAACGGTCATAAACCAAATGGTCAGAATTTGGCTTATTTTTTTCTATGAATAGATTTAGGTTTTGTATTCCAATCCACGCAAACTCTCTATCCTTGTAGGTTGTATCACTTACCCAATAAAGGAATTTAGCTTTAGCCAAACTTTTTGTTCTGCCAATAGTAAAATAAAAAGCATCTATTGGTGGTCTGTTTGTTATTGAAAGAAGTATTTGTGGGATATTAGGCACTCCTACTGTTTCGGTATAATTAACTGTTTGGAATGAAAAATCCTGTATCGTTTGTGAACCTGCTGTTCTACCACCTTTATCAAAATAATTTGCACAATACGCTTCTTTATCATTCCAATTATGTGCTACTTCATTTGTAACACCAAGTAGCGGGGATGACCTTACCACCATTTGTAAACTTTCCCCTGCTTTACCAATGATTAAATTATTGGCATCTACTACAATGGATGTGGTAAATCCTAAACCTGTGGCTGCTACCGATAATTGAGATAAGGCATTACTTGTGGTTGTAGCACTTGATACTATGGTAATTGTTTCGTTTGTGGTTATAATGGTAAAAACATATCCTATCTGCACACTACCTATTAATACAATATGAATATTACCTGTACCAAAAGCACTATCTCCTGATTGAGTACCAACAAAAAGATATGGTAATTGCGTATCGGCTTGCGGTATTGAACCTGAAGTAGTAGAACCTGTCATTGTAATCAGGTCAAAACCTTCTGTAATTCCACCGTATATAGGCACATTCCCATTAAGAAACTCTAAAGCGTTTGCTTCTAATGGCACTAAGTCCATTAACTGTATTGCTTCTTCAGGGTCTATTTCAGAATATGCCTGATTGTTGTAAAATACAAAGGTTGCAAGGTCGTTGTTAGACAACCCTGCATCTGCTTTGTTTATTGTCTGGATTAAAAACGGGTCTCCAAATTGATTAGGGTCAATACTTCCATTTTCGTCACTCCTTCCACTCACTTGACCAAGTATTTCTATTGCCTCTACATCGGCATCCAAAGTTTCATATACAATAGATATTTTACAATTCTTTGTAGGGTCTTTATCTATATTAGAATCTACTGCATTAATTGGTAATGGTATCTCACTTTTCATACTCACTACCGATTTCTCCCTACTGAAATAAACAGGTCTTGTCATAAACCTGAATAATTTTTTACGGAAGGTATTTACAGTAATGGCATTATCATCACCAAAGATTACATAAGGTGGTCTGTTTGCAGGATATTTAATAACTTCTAAAAACTCTCTTTTGAATGTGCCATAGGTGTTGTCTAACCTCCTGTCAATATTTATTTGGCATGGCACTTTTGATGAATCATTAAAATACAAAGTGTCCCCTTGCTCATCATCCCCGTAAAGCATTTTCATTTCATATACGGGTTCATCCAAATCAAAGTCTAAGCAGTCATCATCTGCATTTGTTCCGTTTATGAGTAGTGGAGTTATTGTATTGTCATCTAAGGATAGAATATAAATACCGTTATCTCCATTAGCATTAAAGTTGCAGTATAAAATTCTTTGCTTTATTTCATCATAAAATGCTCCGCAACATTCATTTGCTCCTGCGGGTAAGTTTTCAGGTATCAATGTATTCCCAACTAAGTTTTGTATTTGCCAATTACCCTTATCACCACGATACTTGATATTACGTGCCATCTTAACAGACGATTGCCCGATATTTTCATTCGGGCTATCTGTATCCATTATGCCATTAAATTTCTTTATATCTATCATGCTTCAGAAGTAAAAATTGTTAGTATTGCATCTTGCGATACCACTCCCCATTGAGTTGACTGGTCAAAAATATATCCTCCTTGCTTAAATACAACTAATTGCCCTACACTAACTCTATCAACATTTGGCCCTACATATTCTACAACCCCTCTTGCATAAATATCTTTTTGCGGGCTTCCAATAGGGAATGACGAATTTAGCCCCGTAAAATTATATACATTGACATATACATTATCCCATGTTGGTACAATAGCCATTTTTATGCCTTTAAAGCGTACTTTTGATTTTCTCTTATTGCCTGATTAATTTCTTGTAATGTTACGGGTTTTAATCTCCTTCTTGCTTCAATCTTTCTTGAAATATAATTCTGCTCGTTACCTGTTTTCATCTTCCATGATATAAAAGCTATTACTGCTTCCTGACATACAGTTTGAATTTGATAATCACCATTTGATTGCGGAGAAACGATACATTCAACTAATACATCAGGAAAATTAAATCCCGGCTGCAATACAATAAGTTTATTTTTTTCATCCACAACACAATCTCCATTTGTTATTAACCCATTCCCAATACCGAAATAAGGGGAATAAACACTACCAAAATAATAGTTATAAAAGAATGGGCTTGGAAAGAACCCTGCTGCATCTACATCCGGTATATTTGGGTATATATCTGTTAGTCTATTTGGGTTAGTATCTCTCCATTTTGTTAATGCAGTATTTACCTTAAGAACACTTATCTCACCACTTGCATTTATAACTCCTATTCTTGTCCATTTAACATAGGATGCAGGAAGTGTTACTGTCATATTCCCATTAACAGGCAACCGGAATGTTTCAGGCTCAAATGAAATATCAAATCCCAAATCTGCAAGCGCACGAAAAGCCAATATCCAGCATTTATCGAAGTCACCCATAGATTTATTTTCTTCATCTAAGTAATAACTTACGATAGTTTTAAGTGCTATATATTGTGATAAATCTGTCATAATTAACTTGCTTTATTACCTTGTGGCAAATCATCTTGAACTACATCTTGTATTAATTGTAATCTATCTTTTAATCGTGCCAATACTTTTGTAACGATTGCTTCTGTTGCATCATCAGGTAATGGTATCATATCAGTAAGATTGACGGCTCTTGTTGATGGCATATCAATATAACAATCCTGATTAAGTAATGAACTCCCGTCACTTGCCACTAACCATATCCTATTATTTGTTATCCAATACCTAACCCCTAAAGGCATTGGCATATTTTTTCTATACCCTACTCTCTTTGCTTTTATTGGTAAGCAATCAATACCTTCTCCGTCTGTACTATTTGCAAAATAAACTCTATTCACACTATACCCTAATGGTAAAGATAATGGTGGCTGTGGCATTGTACTATACCAATTCTTTGTTACATTATCTTGTTGTAATGCTGCTAACTGAAAATGTACAATATAGCTTTCGGGCATTTCAAAAGTCCCTAATACTTTTGCGCCACCATAAACCGTACCTACAATACCAATACTCATTGCTTCATTTATATACAAAAGCATCTCTGAATTTGTGACTGTAAAATCAGTACCCGGAAAATCATTATTAAAATGCTTCCAAATCCTGTTTATAAGTTGCTGCCATGAATATCCTAAAGCCATATTATTTTATATTGAAGCTGCAAAAATCTCTATATCTACTGCCCCTGTATCTGCTTGTGCTGAAATATTATAAGCATCTACAAATGATGAAAATGCTACTCCTGTTGCTGATACACTTTCGCTTGGGTTCATTAATATGTAATATCCACCTGCGGGTATTTTTACATCAAATGTATCTTGACTTGTTCGGGTTACTCTTATCCTAACAAAATTTGCGCTATCCTTATTAGTTATAGAAACAAATTTTACATTACCAGTTATAAGCTGCCCTGCTGCAACAACTGACCCAAATGTTAATAATGTAACTTGGGAAGAAGTTGGTACAGATACTATTCTTTTATCTATGGCAGATATACTCGGAACAGTTAATTGGTTCTCACTATTAATAGGTTGCCCATTTAAGTTAATTGAAGAACTTAAGGTAACTGTTAATGTTTGTGGTTGTACGGTTGTAGCCATGATTTTATATTTTAACTATCTCCTGTGATTGTATTTTTTTCTCCGAAATTTTGAAAATCTTTGTCTTTATACGAAACTCCAAAACTTGTTAATGCCCTTTTTGTTATGTCAATTATCGTATTTGTTTGCCATTGCGGTTGAATACTAAGTCCCGGATTATACACTTGCCTTCCTTGTAAGTCAAAAGTAAATGCCCAAACAACATCAACGGGTTGGGCTATATAATCCAATAACAAACTACCTGTTGCTGTAGAAGGTAATATTGCGTAATAATCTTCGTATTCAATAATATAATAAGTCCCATCAGTAACGCTTGGTGGGTCAATAACATCATTATTAACATACCAAATCTGACCATGATTTATTTTTGTAACTAAATATTCATTACTATTAACTGATAATCTCCTTGCAAGACCATAAATAAAATCATCAGGTTTTGTCGCTGCACCGCTTGTTATAGTAACCGAACCGGGGATAGTAAATGGAGCAAGCTGTGTCATTATGGTTTCATTCAGAATAAGCCCTGTATTCTGTCCCGATTTACCATTGCTTCTATTCTGCCACTTACCTAATAAATCTGAAAAATATGCGTTCTGCTCTGTATTCCATGCGTTAAAAAAATCGGTTGCACTAATACTTCCCGACTGATTCTTACGCATCAGAAATTTGAATAACTTGAAAATATTATCAACTGACCATGTTGCCATTATACTTTATTGAAAAAGTACCCCTTATAATAAGAGGTACTTTTATTATTTACTAAAGCTACTAAGAACTTATTTTTGACTATTGAACTTTGCCGTAAGGCTTCCATCATCAAATATTTTTAAAAATTCAACTGGAAAATCCATTGCCATCTGCCTGTAATCTGTTATCAAAGCATCTATATCTCTTGATGCACCTGTTACTGCATCTTGTAGAGGAATATTCAGGTGGTGAGCATGGAAATAAACAAGTTCCGGTGTCGCTTCAAAAGACTTGTTCATAGCCTCTTTCTGCTTGGCTTGTTTTACCCCCCAAATCTTCAATCCTTTGCTTCTCTGTGTACTTTCTGAATAATGGTTCTATTGTGCCTGTTCTGTGTGTGCTATCGGCATTTCTATTGCATATATCCAAAAAATACTGCTTTGTTTTTTCATGTGGTCTAACCCTTATTTCTCCATCAATAATTTCAAAACGATTGTTCGGGTTATGTAAAATATTGTCAGGTATTTTGCGCCCTCCTTTTTCTTGTTCATCCACAAATATTGACTGTTCGCCGGGAAGCCATCTTATTTCCCTTGTTGCTCCTTCCCAAACAATAATATCCGTATTAGGGAATCTTTTGTAAGGTGGATACAATGGAGTGTCTGTTCTTTGTGTCCTGTCATTCTGTTTGATTAACCTATAAACTACCGTACTTGGTGGCTTAAAATTAACTACTGATTTTTGTGGAGGTTCAACGATGCTTGTTTGTTTTATCGCTGGCTTTTTTTCCTCAACTGTCTCTGTTGCCATAAAATAAAAGTTTATGAAATTGGGAGGATATTTCTACCCTCCCGTTTTCGGTTATAAATTGATTAATATGTCCCAAGAAAAATTGCGAACTGCTGTGGTGCTTTTGTCCTTGTTCCAACGTAACAAATCTGGGTAAGTACCAAATTCATTGTGGTTGTTTTGTTGGCATTAGCAAGACCACCTGATTCGTAAGTATGGAATCTCATACCGGGAGTCACTTCCTGATAAACCCATTGCATATTTGGCTGTAAAGTGCCTGATTTAGCATCCGGTGTTACTCCTTGTGGAATTACAAGACCAAAGTTAGCCCTTGAATAACCCAATGTTGGATTGATACCATAAACAGTTTGTGGAGAGAAGTTAGGGTAAACCCAAAAGTGCATATTTGAACCCTTTATATTAAAGGATTTAAAACCGTAAGAAACGGCTGCTTTTTCTGTTCCACCTACTGATGCGTAGTTTATTGCTCCTGCATTATATTTACCAAACAGTAAAGTATCTACATCATCCTGTTGGTTTGTTTCTTGCAGGATATGAACTTCGCCTTTACCACCTGAATATTGCAATGCTCTTGCAAGTGCTTGTAAATCTCCAATACCCATTGAACCAATAGTGTAATCTACTGTCGGGCCGTTTGACTGTACCTGTGGAATTGTTCCAAGTGTGCCGATTGAACCGTTGGTAAGGTTAGTTGCACCTACCCCTTCAATTACAGCATTTTCAACTGAATACATGAAACGCTTGTTCAATTCAGTCTGACCTAAACGATAATAGCTGTAATTACCTCCACCAAAATTAATTGGAGTAGAGTTCATTTTAGCTACGTCTGTGATTGGATAGTCATCACGAATTTCAGTAGTTGAACCTGTAATCTTATAGATTAAGGAGTTAGTAGCAAGCATTTGAGTTGAAGCCTCACCTGCTGCCTGATTGCCTACCAAAAGCAATGATTCATTAGCCAAACAAGTTGATGCCTGACCAAGTGAAGCAAGTGATTCTGTAGTGTTTACTGGCTTTAAAACGGCTGTTGTAGCGGTTACTGTACCAACTTGGAACTTAACCCCTGTTGACCCGATATAACCTATTGTATTAGGTTGGAAACCATTTTCTGTGCTGCTGTTTGTTAATGAAGCTGCTGTAAATGTGACTGTAATTGATAGTCCTGCTGTTGCGCTTGTTACATCTGCTAAAACTTTAGCTGATGGGAAAGCCCTTCCTTTTTCATAATGGAAGAATTGCCTTGTGCTTGATGTTCCTGTTTCGGTTACAGAACGCATTGCGCCACCTATACCACCCATAAATTCAATAAGCATACCATAGTTCTCTGCTCCATACCTGTCATAAAGTTCAGGGATAAGGTCAGGAATTATAATATTCATATCATTGAAAAGGGCTGAATTTGTTGCCCCTGTTGAAGTGCCTAAGACCACCGGGCCGGGAAAGCCTACGGGAGAATTTGAAGTTGTTGAAGCCATGTTTAATAAATTTGTGCAGCACGTTCCACGTGCCACCTTTTAAATAATTGGTTGGTTGTTAACCCGTTTTAGCAAATACTTGCTCTTTTAGCTTTTCGATTTCGCTTGGCTGAACAATGTTAAAGTTGCGCTGAAACCCATCCCCAATATTTTTTTGGTTACGGGCTATCTGTAACATAGTTTCGTTTACAGCTTGTTTTATGCCTTCTGTCATCATTTTATCCCAATTTTGAATCAGGTAAATGTCCTTAGTTAACTTATCCCCAAGAGGGCTTCCATCCTCATTGTAGTAAGTAGTTTGTAGGAAGTGAGCATAATCTGTGGCTGCTGCCTTTGCTTTATCAACCCCTTCCTTATCTGCCAAATAGGATACATCCACCTTAACTTTCTTGGCTTCATCATTAAAGCTAAGGTTAAACGATACATCTTTTTCGGAAAGTTTGGAAACGGTTTCTACCAGAAATTTGTGAGTTTCTTCGGCTGTGGTTTGACCATGTTTAAATGCCTCAAATTCTTCTAATTCTGGGTTTGGAGTACTTGGTATTTCGGGTAATTTTATTTCTGTTCTTAATTTAGCCAAATCTTCTTTGGCAGTTACAGCATCCCTTTCAATTCTACGATTTATTTTCTCTACGGCTGCATTATATTTTTCCTGTCTTTTGGAAAAATCATCATCATCCTCTATATCACCCTGAACGGGCTTTTCAGGATATGTGTATTTTTCTTCAAATACATCATCAACATCTGCTTTCTTAAAATGCTTGTTGGTTTGTTCTATGTGAAGTTTAATTGCTTCTTCTGCTTTAAGACCATCAACTCCTTCAAGTTTTTCCTGCAAATCATAAATAGCCTTTACTTCCTTTACCTTACCTGCCAATAAAAGTTCGTGTACTTTTTTACTTTCGTCGTTTGCGTATTCTATTGGTTTAGGGGCAGCTTCTTTAAGTGCCTTAAGTTCGGCTAATTCTGCTTTTGCAGTTTCCCAACTATCATATCCTAAATTTGTTTTAAGATATTCGTTAGCATCTACTATTTCGGTAGGTGGAGTGTCAACGGGTGGTGTATCAACAGGAAGTAAATCCGTTGGCGGGTTATCTACTGGCGGTATTGTATCCGCAGGTGGAACATTGTTTTCAGGTGTTGGTGTTTGAGTGGTTGAGTGACCGTAAACCTGTTCCTTGTATGATGCAATCTCTTGCTCTGTCATAAAGGAATTATATTATCACACAAATATAGTAATTCTTTCTATTATCCAAATATATTTTTTAAATTTGGGAAAATAAATTTTTTATCATGGAAATAATACCAACAAAAGACCTGCAAAATCTTGCCAATATGTTATACGAAGAAGAAAGCATATCATTAAGAAGTCAATTATCTGCATGGGTTAATTCAAAAGCGGCTAACCCTGACCATGCTCCATTATCATCCCTTTCAGCTATGGCAGAACAATCTACCATAAAAGATAAGATAAATGAATGGGTAAGCAATGTAACTAATCCAAAGCCTGAATTTATTTACGTCCCTGATATGCCTTTCCAAATTATTGAACAACCAAAAATAGAAGAAGATGCCATTCAAATCGGAGAATCAAAGACGTTTCCTTTGGCTGAAACACCCGTTGATAGCGGAACGGTGGAGCAAGGAATACCCGAATCAGAAGAACCTACCCAAGAAGGTGAAACTAAAAGTGAAGAAGAAACAGTAAAGCCCAAAAAGGCAAGAAAAAAGAAAGTTGATTAAGATACCTTTAATTTGTATGTAGGGAAAATAGCCGCACTTCTTTGTGGTATTATAGGTTTTTGCATCTCCCCTAATATCGGGCCTAAACACATCATAAGGGCTATAACTTGGTCACTCTTAGTCCTGTCAGCATGATTATAATGCAATAGTTGTTTTAATAAAGTTGGGTATTTAATTCTTTGTACATGACCATTGTAAAATTCGCTTTCTGTTCCATCTACGTACATTTTAGCAAGTTGTAATTGTTGACCTAATTGGAATATATCACCTGACCTGCTCCCTATTTCAGGCTTATAACCCCCTCTTTTATTTGGGTTCTGATAAACTGATGGTGTCCAATCCAAGAATCTGCTACACCTCTGTTTGTTGAAATAGAATATAAAATCAACCCTTCTATCGTTTTCATAATTAACACTACACCCATACCATTTTGCTGCCTTTAAAACTTCTTCGTCAAAATGAATATCTAATCTTGTTGGAGAAATCCACATGGCTACTGGATACATACCCATTTCTGTTATTACGCCATCATTATATACATTGCATGATTTTTTAAACACAACAATAGCGGGACAAGAACCATTTTCTGCAATTCTATCTTGGGTGGTATCAACTCCTATTTGATACATTATTTTATTGGTTGGCTCAAAATGCCCTCCGCTTTCTTTAAAGGCATTTTCTTTGTTTGGTTTTTCCAATAAAAACCATCCCCCTTTTGCATCATCCATAAACCCAATCTCTTTTTTGAAAATATCCTTGTTATATAAATCTTTTTTTACTACTGTTTTTTCAACTAATCTTATTTGCCTTAAAAATGTAGGTTCTTGTTCTAAATATTTTAACTGATTTTGTATGTTAATGGAATTAAATTCACAACCAAATCCTGCATATAAAAATGCTTCTTCTTCTGAACAAGGGTTCATCCTTGTTTCTTCTTCCAAATCAACACCTACTAAGCCATCCCTTCGTTTTACTTCTACGTAAAATTTAGAGCCTAATTTTATATCTTCTTCTGATAACTCGGAAATTAATACTCCATCTTCATTATACCTAACCCATTTTTCAACTAAATAATCATACTGTTCCTTCGTAGGTTCTCCAATTACGCTATCCCCAAATTCATCTATAAAACCTTCGTATGCCTCATAAGCTGGCTGAAAAAATCTAACTATCCTATTTAAAGTTAAAGACCTAATAAACTGATTTGCGTTATCCCATATTTTTTTATACTCTGCCCCACCACCTGCCGTCATTTCATTTACAGTAGAAGGCATATCTATCCACCCCACTCTTTTTACCCCTTTCACTAATGTTTTTGAAATGATAGCCAATAGCCTTGATGCCGGAACATCTTTTTCCAACTTGCCGAACTCGTCACCAAGCACATAAGACATACGGCCTCGGTCATACGCATTTAATACAGGTGCTTTATAATTTATCTTTGAATTATGCCCTTCTTCTTCTTTTGCTCCTGCCGCCACTCCTGCTTTTAATGTTTGAGATTTGTGAGCAAAAACTAATTCAGTTACACTATCTTCTTTATTTACTTGCTTTGGTTTTAGAAAAACAGGCAATAGCCTATACGCAGCCGTAACCATTTCAGTAAATGTAGCCTTACTATCATCTTTGGTTTTAGATAGTAAGCCACAGTTTGAGTTTTTAAAGAAAATTGCTTCGTAAAGTATGTTGGAACAAGATTGAGATGACGCACCCTGACGGCGTTTTTTTATGCGAATTATCCCAAGACACCATAGTATTAAAAACCAATGTTCAAAGAATAAAAAATATAACCTATCTGCCTCCCTAAATTCAGGTGCAGTACCATCTTCAAGTGTGTAATACTGTAAATAAAAATAATACCGTTTGGGTATAAAGCGCATCCTTTCTCCAATCCATGCCCAAGCACCATTCTTACATCTCTTTACTTCTTCTGATGCGTATTGCTCTTGCTGTTCTGTAAGTATTAAATTACCTTGTTTATCGTATTCTACCTTTTCAAAAAAATCAGGTAGTGGTTGCCGTTCCCATTTTTGTTTATTTCTTGGTAGCCCGTAGTTAAGTGCTTCCTCGTCTTTTGGTTTTTCAGGAAGTGTTATATTGCTACCATATATTTGTATTTTTTCTGCCACTTTTAATTTCTACTTTCCGCTATACGGTCATTAAAAGGTTTCCTTTCTAAATCTTTCTTTTCATCCCCCGTTACACCTGCGGCTGCACCCAATCCTGCGGCTGCGGTAGATATAGATTCACTTTTCTCAAGTAATTTAAAAACCCGTTCAAATGTAGCATCTGATTTACTAACCATATCCATAGATTCTAAACTATACTTATTAAGTACATTTGCCATTTCTGACATTTTTCTTTGTTGGGCATAGTATAATTTAGCACCACCATTTTCATATATTCCCCTTAATTTTTCGGATTGTTCTAACTCCTTTTCAAGTCTTATTACTTTTTCTTCGATTGTTTCTGCCATATAATTACTGCATTTGTTCTTGTGGCTGCTCCTGTATTTCTTGTTCTGGTTGTTCTTGTTGCCCCTGCATATTTTCTTGCTGTTCGGATTGAGCCTGTGCTATATATTGTGCTTGGGCAGTTTGTTGTAACTGCTTATTTTCCATAGATAACGGGAAAGCCAAGTTTGGAATTAATTGTTTTATTACTTCTTGAAATTCAGGTGGTGGCTGCACTCCTTTTGCCACAATATTCATATACCCGTTTAGAAAAGCTAATTCTTTTTCTTGAGTACTTTCAAAAAGTTTCATTTGTTTTTCCGCAGTAAATTTCTGTGCATCTAATTGTGCCTGACCCTCTGCTGCTTGCTTGGCTGATTCTTGCTGACTTTGTATGTTTGCTTGTTCCCTTTTATCTTTGTCTTCTTGATTTTTTCTTTCGTTATGTTCCTCGGTATTGGCTAAATATAATTCAGCTAATTTATAATCATCAATATTCCTTATTTTAAAAGCATCTTTGAAAGTCAATAATGGCTTACCTGTACTTGGGTCAATCGTTTTCATACCTATCTGTATGTTCTGTTCCAACATTTGTTTTTCGTATGCTGTTGGTTTTAATTTAACCTGAACCTGAAATACAGTATCCATTAATTCTGTTCTGCCTTCTCTTAATACAACATCATCCCAATTTATTAAACAACACTTATAAAGTGCTTCATCCCAAAGTTCTTTATCTGAAAAATTTATAAAGTCAGTTACATTATTGGATGCTAAGTTCTGTTGTGATTGCAACACTCCACTTGTTCTATCACCTACATCACCACCATCACGATATAACGGAACACCCCATAATTCTCTCAATTCCTGTTTTGCTGCATCTAATATAATTTGAAGTTCCTGTAATTGAGCAACACTACCCGCATTAGACATTTCATGTATTGGAACTCCTTGCTCTTTACCCGGATTAATCCCTATTGAACTAAATGGAACATTACCTGTTTGATTGTATATTTTAAGTATCTCCATTGGAGAAGTAACATTCCCTAACCCTAAATCCAAATCTCTCATTTGCTCAATATCAAAAGCAATACCACTTGGTCTAAGATTAGCAATAAGTTGTTTTACTTTTAGGTCTGAAAGTGTCCATTTACGTAATGCTCCTAAACCTCTTTCAAATAAAGACCTTGTATATCTTCCATCATTATTTGGGACTTGTATTGAATAGGAAAACATACTTTCAGAAATGTTCATAAATGGTTTAATAACCAAATCAGGCAATCCCCAATAAATAATTTTATCAGATTTTATTGCCCAAACACCTCTATATACTGTTAATTTATTTGCCTGTATTACTTTGGCTCTATCAGAAGTTGGTTGCGGGATACCGTTTTTAGGCTGTATATTTTCTTTGCCAAAAGAATCAGTTTTACTTACATAATAATCTGCATCGAATGATTGTATTTCACAATCAAAAACTTCAATCCCAAAATCATCATAAGGTCTGTCTTGTGAATAAACATAGCTATCAGTCCAATTAAACCAAAATCTATTTGCTATATTATACCGATTGGCTGTTGAGGCCATATCAAATATTTCTTGTTCTGAAAGTCCTTTAGGATTTGTTTCTGATTTACCCCATTTTCTACGAAGGTCTTTTATTTTAAGACTATAAATTTCTCCTATATAACTTAATTCAAGTTGTCCTGAATCCGAAGTCATAAAGTTATAAACCAAATTAGGCGCATTGCATTTCCTTGTTTTTGTAAACCTGTTATCCACTCTTT